ACGGGATAGTCAAGAGCGCGAGGTTTGGCGTGCAAGAGTTTGAGATTGAATCCACGGCGGCGCGTGCGTAGCGCGGCGTCGATAGCCGGGCGGGGCGGTCCAACTAACCCCGGTAGTCCCGCTCGGCGACAACATAACGCGCGAAGTGTCGGAGTCGCGCCCGAACAGTGTGGCCCCGTGCTGAATCGAACGGGGCTTACAGTGGTGGATGAACGTCGGGATAGGCCGACAGACCTTGGACAGGAGAACCGCCATGAATGGTCGCTAAATGAACGGCCGCGTCAGCCTAAGACGCACGACCCGCGCTCGCTGTAAAGGGTGGGCGCGGGATTGAACGAACGAGGCATTTTGACTTACGAGGCGACACAATGGCGATGCAGGCAACCATCCTAAAGCACGAAGCATCGCGCGGTCACACCCGCTCGCCTTACTCGTCCGTTCGCGCGTCGTGGCGCGGGCGGGCATTGAATTGTCACCAATAACGAAAGGAACGCGATGAGCAGCAAGCGACGAATGAAGAGCAAACGAAACGGCGTGAAGCGACACCGCCAAGGAAAGTCCATATCGAACCACAAGCGGCCCGGTGACAGCAACCCCGCCATGCCCGACCGCGACGTGCCGAGTCGGCTGGGTAATGCGTTGAGTTATCAGCAGCAGCGACGCGCGGCCCCGCACGCACAGGTCGCCATCGACAAGGCGTTGGCATCATGACCACTACCCAAATAGACAACGCCATCCGCGCCTGCATCCACTACCAGCCTCGCGGCATCACCCCCGGCGACGTGCTGGCGTGGGGGACCGACCACGGCCACCGCTGGCAGCGTCCGGACGTGGCTGCGCGATTCGCGGTGCTGGCGGGCGACGGCGAGATTTGCAAGACGAAGCGCGGGTGGGTCGCGGTGAAGGAGAATTGGGTATGACAGCAACGATCGCGCGTACACACACGGACGATTACCACGAGTTTATCGACCGCAAGAGCCAGCTTGCGTCGGGAGATGGCTTTGATCCGATCTGGTTGCCAGACTCGCTGTTCGACTTTCAACGGTCGCTAACCGAGTGGGCAATCCTGCGCGGGCGGTCAGCAATCTTCGCTGATTGCGTTGCTGCGGGAACACTTATCAAAACATTGCGCGGCGACATACCGATAGAAAACATAACTCAATCGACGATGATATGGGGTATCGGATCGGGTGGCTTGGCGCACCCCGTGTTGGCGTCACCATCATGGATCAATGGATACGCTCCGCTTTTCGAGTATGTGTTTCGGTCGGGACGGAAGATAGTTGCCACCGGTGGTCACAGGTTTATGACGATTTCTGGTCGGTGGAAGCGCGGCGATTCTTTGCGGATCGGCACACGCCTTCGCGTATGCGGCGCTTACCGGCGGTCGTCCAGTTCGGAACACGCCCTTTCAGGGTCGCCTTCAGGTGTCCGCCGTTGTGGGGAAACAGCTCCAGATTGTTTGGATCGTTATTCGCCTTGTCACCATCAATATGGTGGACGACTTCACACGGATCGAGGATTCGATTCAATTGATTTTCCATCACAAGACGATGTTCCCGAACCCTCCCGGCTTTTGTGGCACAGGGATGATTCGGCGCGTATGTTAAAACATAGCCATCGCTATCAAGATACTGCCCGCCGTTCCATGCGGGATTTCGCTCGCCGGGATGAGAATGCGGCGGCAATCGAGATATGCCAGCTTCACGCATCCGATCGCACACGCACTGGCGCGAACAACCATACTTTTCAGCAAGTTCACGCAAGCACCATCCATCAGCAGCAAGCTTGCGAATCTCATTCATCGGCAGGACAACGGTTCGCGGGCGTCCAGTTCGGGGCATCGTCGGCATCCTTTATGTTAGACGTTGATACGCTTGACGCAGTCCATTATATCAGACATGGCTTTTTTTATGATATTGAAGTTCCGGAAACGGGCAACTATTTTGCGAACGGCGTGGTGTCCCACAATTGCGGACTCGGCAAAACACTAATGCAGCTTGTATGGTCAGAAAATGTAATCCGGCACACGAACCGGCCCGTGTTGGTGATTACGCCGCTGTCGGTGTCACAGCAGACGGAGCGCGAGGCGACGAAGTTCGGCATCGAAGCGGCTGTATCGCGCGATGGCAAGGTCGGGCCGAACATCACAATCACGAATTATGAACGTCTGCACTACTTCGATCCGACGGCGTTCGCTGGAGTCGTGTGCGACGAATCGAGCATCCTTAAAAACTTCAACGGCGTGCGTCGCAAGGCCATTACCGAGTTCCTTCGGCGACTCGATTACCGCTTGCTTTGCACGGCGACGGCCGCTCCTAACGACTTTATCGAACTGGGAACATCGTCCGAAGCGGTCGGCGAATTGGGACACATGGACATGCTTTCCAAGTTTTTTAAGAACGACGACAAGACGCTGCACCTGATGGGGCAGAAGTACGGCGACCTGACGCAAAAGGGCTGGCGATTTAAGTCGCACGCCGAAAGGCCGTTCTGGCGGTGGCTTTGCTCGTGGGCGCGCGCTTGCCGCAAGCCGTCGGACCTTGGCTTTCCCGATGATCGCTTTGAGTTGCCGCCGCTGAATATATGCGAACACAACGTCAAAGCAACGCGGCCCGCCGATGGTTTTCTGTTTGACAACGGGGCCAGCACCATGGCTGAACAACGAGAAGAACAGCGGCGCACGGTTCAAGAGCGATGTGATAAGGTTGCCGAGATCATCAATGGACACGATCGACCCGCCATTGCATGGTGCAACCTCAACGACGAATCATCAATACTCGCCGCAAGCATACCCGACGCCGTAGAGGTCACGGGATCGGACACCGACGAATCCAAAGAAGATGCGTTTACGCGGTTTGTTGCCGGTGGTGTTCGAGTACTTGTGACCAAACCGAAGATTGGTGGGTTTGGACTCAACTTCCAGAACTGTGCCCATCAAACATTTTTCCCGTCGCATTCATTCGAGCAGTGGTATCAATGCGTCCGTCGCTCGTGGCGATTCGGACAAAACAGGCCCGTACAGGTTGACATCATCACGACGGACGGGTCGCACAACATCATGGCCAACCTCAAGGCCAAGGCTGCGGCATCGGAGCGAATGTTTGAGCAGCTTGTCGAGCATATGAACGCGGCGCAGCGGATCGGACGGACAAAGTATGGAACCAAACAACTGGAGCAACCAGCATGGCTTTAATCGACCAACGCATCACCGACAATTACGCGGTCTACAACGGCGACAGTTGCGAAGTGTTGCCGGATCTGAAAGACGATGCGGCGCATCTCGTGGTTTACTCACCACCGTTCGCCGACCTTTACAACTACTCGTCGTCAGAACGCGACTTGTCCAACTGCCGGGATTACGGCGAGTTTCTCAAACACTATCGCTTTATCGTCGAGCAGTTGTATCGAATCACGCGGGCGGGTCGCGTCAACTGCGTCCATTGCTGCGATATACCGAAGCCGGGACAGCGCACGGGATACCGCGACTTTCCCGGCGACATCATTCGTCTGCACGAATCGGTCGGCTACTACTACCACGGTCGCGTAGCGATTTGGAAAGAGCCGCTCCGAGTAGCGATTCGCACGCGACTGCAACACCTAACGCATCGGAACATTGCCAAGGATTCATCCGTCTGCTTTCCCGCTGGCGGGGATTATATTTTGCTGTTCAAGAAGCGCGGCGACAATCAGGAACCGATCCGCCATCCAACAGGGCTGTCTAAGTATGCGGGAGAACGCGAAGTACCTGCCGAACTATTGCGGCACGTCGGCGAGAAGCGACAGGAAAAGAACCGCCTGTCTCAATGGATTTGGCGCAACTACGCAAGCTGTTTCTGGGATGACATTCGGATCAACCGCGTGCTGCCATACAAAGAGTCACGCGAACCAGAGGACGAAAAACACGTTTGCCCGTTACAGCTTGACGTGATCGAGCGATGCTTGGCACTGTGGAGTAATCCCGGTGACGTGCTGTTGACCCCGTTCATGGGCGTAGGTTCGGAAGTCTACGGCGCGCTAGTGAACGGTCGACGCGCGATCGGCGTCGAGTTGAAAACCGCGTACTACAAACAGGCATTGCGCAACATTGCGGCGGCAGAGG